ATGGCGCGTTGCGCTTCTTCCTTCATGTCCTTGCTCGGTATGAACTTGAGTCCCGCTTCGGATGCTTCGTCGAATGCCTTCGTCTCTTCGCGCACCGTGACAGGTAGCAGACCGAGGTGCTGGATAGAGTTGAGACCAACAGCCTGGAGTGCCGCTTCTGGCTCGAAGCCAGCACGAATCAAAGCGCCGGCAGCACCGACGAGTTTCGCTGTCTCGTCAGCTGTGCGTGCCGTTGAAACAGGCGCTGCATCAGGGACCAGAAGTTCCTGTCCGCCGATCTGCACAGGGACAGCAGTCGGATGGTAATAACCCTCGTCATCGTCCGAAGGCGTCACACCAGCGACACGCTTCGCTGTGGCGAGGTCAACGATGCCACTCTTGTATAGGCGCTCAGCACGCTCAGCGTCTTCATTGAGATCGGCTTGAAGTGCCGGAACATTACTCACGTCAAACTCGAGATAATCGCCTGGCTGAGTTTCTTCGTAGTCTGGGAGGAGTGCGATGGTGAGCGCTTCGGACATCTGGCGCATCAGCGGGATCATGCCGTCGGTCCATGCCGAGCGTGTTGCTTGCTCGAGGTTGCTGTATGTAGCACGCTCGAGACCGCTGCCGAGTTGAAGGACGAGCGGATTGAGTCCGAGAGCTGCACACACGCGCTCCTCTGGTTTGCGCCTAATTTCGTCGAACGCCATCTCGGATGGTTTGTGGCTGACCTGCTCGACCTTGAATGGTCCAGTCATCACCAGGACGGAACCAGCGTTGTCGCCGGTGAAGTCCTGCTGTAGTTTGCGCTTCGTCTGGCGTGCATCGTCTTCGCTTAGGTCTTCGACTCCGCCCTTGTAGTCGGGTCCGACCATGATCGATGGCATGCCACCGTTGCGAACCATACCGAACGCAGCTGATGCAGCCACATTGTCGGTTGCGATCTCACGGAGGACAGACGTGACAGGAGAACGACCAAAGCGCGAGTCTTGCGGATCTCGACCGTATCGAATGTGAATCAAGTCCTCGAGCGCGATGTCGTACGACGTGCCATCGACGGTGTACTGATACTTGACGAGAGGATTGATTTTGTTGCCGACTGGCCTCATCATGTCAGCCGCCAGGTATTGCAGACCAACGACACGACCAGACACGCGCACTTTGCGGAAGTAGGCATTCCCTAACAGCTGGTAGTCTGGAAGGACCCACGACCAGACCAGCGATGGCGGAACGTTCGGTGTTGGCTGTGCGAGCAGCTGCAGAATCGGATGGTCTGCGACTGTCTCGACCTGTCCGTCTGGCATCGGTCGACGTACGACAGGAACACCTTGCGACCAGTTGCGGATGTACCAGTCCATGCCAATCGCCACGATGCTGTTCAGCATCAAGTCGCCAGCCTGGTTGCGCCAGTTGAAACTTGAGCCTGGGAGGTTGCGTGTCAGCAGGGACCAGAAGTCTCCGTTCCCGGTGCCAGTGAAGTAGGACGTCTGTCGCTGAATCAGCGGCGGCGGAAGGAGTGCACTTGGCGCGGCAGTGGCTTTGCCGATGAATCGGTCGAAGAGTCCCATGGTTCTATTGTGTCCTTATCATGACCTACACTGCACCCCAGCCACCGCCACGACCGACGAGCTCGTCGTAGGCGTCCGTGAGTGCGTCGACGATGTCGTCGTTCTTCCCCAGGGGGAACACTCGAAGTTCGTCCAGGAGCGTTCGATTCCATTCAGCCTGGACCATGTACACATTACCGCCAGCGACCTGCGACGCGAATGGTTCAGCGCGAACATCCTTCGCTCCAGTGACCGGAAGGATGTTGACTGCGCTGCCGTGGAGGAGTCGAAGCATGTGCATCGCTTGACTCTTACCAGCCTGTCCCGGGTCCTGTGGGAGGCGCACACGCACACCGCGACCATCGAGAGCAGCTGTCTGCTTGATGGTCCTGTCTCGCTGATCTGTTTCATACTGTCCGCGTACGACATCGAGAATCCAGATGCGACCATCAGCATCGCGACCCATCTTCACGCCGACAGTGTAGTCACCGCTACCAGCTGTCGCAGCGAGGTCCCAGGCGCGAGACATCTTCTGACAGTTTGGCGTGGCGGCATCGATGGTGATGCGGTCCGACTTGAAGAATGTACCCTCGCGTGGCGTTGGATGTTGCTGGTACAAAGCGGACCACCCGTAGTCTCCAGAGTTCGCGACCATCACCTCTTTGATGCGTCCGAGTTCCTTTACGTCGTATCGTTCAGGCCACAAAGCTTCGCCAGGCATTCGTCCGATCTGGTCAGACTCCTCCGCGATTGCCGGCAAGTTCAGCACCGTCCATCGATGCGGTTCCGATGAGATCGCACGGCTAGTGATGTCGTCGTGATGCCACCTGGTCGAGACGATGATGAGAGCGCCCTTCGGTTCGAGGCGCGTGTAAAGGTCGTCCGTGTACCAGTCCCAGGCCTTGTCACGGTACAGCGCCGACTCAGCATCTTCGCGAGAACGAATCGGGTCATCGATGATGATGCGCTTGAAGCCGACACCAGTTGGAGGTGAACCGACGCCCCTGGCCATGAAGGTTCCTCCTTCAGGCATCGACCATTCATCTTGTGCCGCGTTGTCTTTTGACAGTTTAGTCCTGGACGAAACGACCTGTCTGGACTTCCTTGAGAAGCGTCTCGCGATGCGCTCATTGTAGCCAGTGACCAACACGTTCGAGTACGGGTCCCGCTCGATGCAATAGGCGCCGTATCGCACCGTGACTGTCTCAGTCTTACCGTGGCGTGGCGGCATGTGAATCGCGAGTCTGTCAATCTCACCGCGCTCGACTGCGTCCAGGTGCGAAGCGATGGCGATGAGATGACGAGCTGTGTACGACCAGCCATTCGGCAGCGTGTCCCGAAGGTAGTCGAGATAACAGACAGCAGTCTGAGCGCTAGTTACTGTCCGAAGTTGGTTCGGCTGCGGCGGAGAGAAGTTGAACCGAGAAGTTCGCAATGCGCTCATGGAGAGCTGCAATTTGGGCAGCTGATTGGCCATTGATGTAACGCTCACTCTGCGCTGTGCGTGCTATCGCCTGTAGCGCCTTCAGGCTGTCCTCGAGCACAGATGTCAGAAGATCATCGAGAGACTTTGTCGGGAGAATCGTCGAGGTGATGTCATGTCGACTCTGTTCGACAGGAGTCGTCATTCTGTCACGGATTGAGATGATGGTCGTGCGTGGCAGTCCACACGACCGTGCAATGACCGAAGGACTTTGACCAGCAATCAAAGCCGATTCGACCTGTGCCAGGATCTCAGGTTCTGTTGTGTTACCTCTTGCCATTTCTGTCCTCTCTTCGTGCTAAAGCAGTTTGAGCTGCTTCGTTGATTTGTTCCATGGTTGGCTCGCCATCGATGTCAAGCCATAGCGGATTATTGTCAAACCATACACCGTGGATGTTTGTTCTGACCATGCTGTGCATACCTACAATCCAATCATCTCGCATGACATCGGAACTTGGAAACTGCCCGATCATATCTTTGACCCGTGAGAATCCATGCACGTAGACATCATGCGGATGTATAGGACATTTGCTGTACCACGTTGTCACACCGTTGACTGGATAATGAACGCCGATGACATAACCTACCCGCATTGCCGGCAGTGCCTGTTCAAACTTCATTATTCTTCCTTGTCCTGGCGCACTCTGCGTCTGTAGTGCAGCTGTCCGTGGCACATGTAACACAGCACTTGAACATCTTCCATCTGCTCGCCACCGAGTCGCATGTACGTGATGTGATGGACATCGAGCTTGTAGCCATCGTCCTGTCGACGGCCACACTGCTCACATGTTCTACCGCTGCGCTCGAGCGCCTTCGTCCGGATGTCCTGCCAGCGCTGACTCCGCATGTACTTGCGACGATAGTCGCGCCATGCTTCGTCGACCTGCTGGCTGGACGCTCCGATAGCCTTGAGTAGGCTGTAGGTGCTGGACCATGGCTTCGCCATGATCGTCTTTATGAGGTTGTCTGTGTCCACTTGATTTCGTCCTTGACTGGATGAAACTCACCCCACATCCAATCATCCGCAAGCATCCACTCCGGATAGATCGTGATTCCCTGGATGATCTTCGGTTCAGGGATAGCGTGCATCACGAACGCCTCGTATAAGTCACTGTAGCGCACGTAGACGTCATGCTCCCATGATGCGCGTGTGACTGGTTTGCCATGCATCAATGGCTCGATCACTTCACTGAACTTCATGACACCACCGTCCAATCTCGCGCCAGGACATCGTTCCCTGATAAGGTCGCGAAGCCCTTGCACCGCCAGACGTTCGCGCCATCGAGCTCATAACGCATGAGTGCGGCTTCGACCAGTTGTATCTTGAACCGACCGCCATCACGCCACACAGGACGTCCTGCGCGTACATCTGCAAGGATTTGTTCAAAGGATTTGCGGCCACCGAAGTTGTTCTGCTTCTTGCCGATGGATTCTTGAAACTCGATACGCAGTGACGGTTCCGACATTAGCCATCGATTGAGCATCATTGTGGGAAAACCAACCGATGCAGCTGCACTGCTACGACTCTCACCGCTTGCGATGAGTTCGGCCCACTTGACCACTATCGCGGTCTTTTCGTCTATCGAAACATACGGGTCCATTTTCTTGACCTCTCGTTCTGGACGTTCTTCCATGATCCACCGCTGAACTGTGCCGCGTGTCATGCACATGATCTGCGCGGTGCGCGAGATGCTGTTACCAGCAGCTCGAAGTTCCCTGATTCGCACCAGGAGTTCAGCCTTCTCCTCAGTGGCTGTCGCTTTTGACATTTGATTCCCCTTCAAAGTAAAAGACCAGGCACACCGTTCGGATAGTGTGCCTGGTATCGTCAGCGAGTCGTTGGCAACCGGAGATGGTTACTCGCTGGCGTCTTCACCGAAGGGGTCTTCGATGTCATCGGTTTTGATGGTTGGCTGCGCGATCTTCGTGAGCTTCTTCTTAGCTGTCACAGGAGACACGCTGACGATGGCGTTGGTGTTGTAACCACGAGTGTTGATCTTCGCGTCTACAGTGACCATCCACTCCTTCGTCATGAGTGCGTCGATGTCAAGGTTGTGAAACTCTGGCTGTGTCAGGCGGCGGCCCAACATGCCATCGAGCAGGATTGTGAGTGCAGCCTTATCGGAACCGTATCCCTGGCGTGTGAACTTCACAAAGCGGAATGCGTTGCTGTTGCTATCGCCATACTCAGTGGTCTCGAACGTGAATTTGTAATTTGGAAGCATCACGGACGGATCATCATAAGATGGTCGGTCGACGCTCTCGACGGAAGCGAGGCGGCAGACATAAGATCCTGCGACAGCTGCTTCAAACTGCGATGCGCCATCGTTGAACGTGGCATTTGAAAAGAAACCCATAACTTGTTTACTCCTTTGGTCATAAGACCACTCTGTGACAGTGCTGGCTCAGTTACCAATCCAGAAGGTGTTTCCACCAGCACCATCAAAGTTGACATTACCAAACATCAAACCACTTGTCAAACTATTCGTCGATGCTGTTCCAGTGGGCCAGCGTAAGCGTCCGGCCCGCAGGAACAGTTTCGACTTAAGACCCCTAAGCGAGCAACCTCTAACATGCTCGCAGGGGGGGTTTCCAAAGGGGGGTTTTCTGTCTGTTGTTCCCGTTTTGTAATACTTAAGGGGGAACAGCACGGGAACAACAGCGGGAACAACAGAAACGGCCTAAAGAAGCCCTGTCGGACTGTACTGTTTTGAGTTCTTTGGACCCTTCTCAAACGACACGATTCGACTCGCTTCGAGGTCCGCCAGTGTCGCAGCCACGACTGATTTTCGACTACCGCATAACTCGACCAGGCGAGTCTGTGTGATGCCTGGTGAATCACTGATGAGCTCAATGAGTTTTGAGCGGATCTCTTGTGTGATGACTTCGCTCCTGGCGCCGGCGTCGAGTGTTCGCACCTTCGTCAAACCATCCTCGTCCCTGATTTCAAACGTCACGTCTATCGCGTCCTCGTCACTGATCAGACGGCCTTTAGTGACATACATGCGATACAACCCGTTCGCCTGTTTCTCGACGCTGTAGGCCATGTCAGCAGCTGCGACAATCTCGGCAGCGCCGCGCATACCTTCGTGTTTGACTGTCCCATCGGTGCCACCCTTGCGATTGTGGTGAGCGATGAGAACAGTGATGCCGACATCCAGTAACTTTTTGAACGAGTCGTACAACCTCCTCATCTGGCTGTTGTCGTTTTCGTCCAGGCCATGAACACGCACCAGCGAGTCGATGAGTACTAGACCAATGCCCTGCGCCTGACAGTGTTTGACGATTCGTTCGACATCAAGGATATTGTCCAATCTGACGCCGACTCTGTTGAGGTAGCCCATTCCTTCAGCCGAGCGCATTCCGAGCTTCCTGAGCCGCTGTAGGACCTTCTGGACGCCCATCTCCTCATCGATGTACAACACTTTGGTCTGAGGGATGTCGAACTCGTTCAGCCACTTGTCACCGAAGACAGCTGCACGAATCAGATCGCACATCACCCACGTTTTCCCGCTGCCTGGAGGACTAGACAAATAATGCAGTCCGCCAGTCGACAGCACGTTTGGTATCAGCCAGGACTGCGCTCCGAGTTTAGCCTCTTCGACTTCCATTCGGGTCCAGTCCCAGACCTCCCATGGCGCGATGGTCTCACCGCCCGGCAGATCGTCGGGAACATTACCCTGCGCCCACTGGACCCAGAAGCGGCCAGTGGTCTCACGGATAAGCTCAGGCTCGAGTGGAGGTTCACAATAGGTGTCAGACCACCAGATGCTGAAGATGTTCGCCTGGTCAATGCTGAAGCGCTTTGCACGGAGGAATCCGAGCAGTGTGACCAATGCATTGTTCCTGCCATTGAATGGTCCACCACTTGCAGGTTGTGCCTGGAACAGTCTGTCCCAGTGGTGTTCTCCATTTGCCACGACGCGAGCGTGCGTCTGCATGTCTCCGGCCACCATGGCGCGGAGATCGTCGAGTGTAAGTTCTTCCATTTTAGTCCTAGTCCGAGAATGACTGCGTGTCCAGCGCAGTGCTCACCAATATACGACACTCTTCGGCATGTGCGACCATGCCCATCATTCGCATCTGTTCGATGCCGATCACGGTGTGATTGAAACAGTAGAGCAGATAGTCGCCGTGTTTGTAGCGACCCAGATTCCAGTTGCCGCGCTCGCGCTTAGGCAGGTCTCCTGCTTTGGCGGCAATAAGAAGCCGTGACCAATCATCGCCCCATGGATGCGTGGTCTGTGTCTCCTCGACGATTCTGGAGGCTTCTGGCGGATACTTTGCGAGTTCCACCAACCGAGGTAGTTCTCGGTCCTTCCAATTTAAGGTTCCAGGTATTCGTAATATTCGACTCGGGTTCTTGCACTTGATGTCTGCGGCTGCGCTGAGTGTGAGCATCCATCGTTCAAGCAGCTGCACGAACTCGCGTTGTTCTGTCGGCTTAGTCCCAATACCAGCCACTTTGAGTCGCCTGTAACAGTGGAGACCTCGCCCCGAGCGTACCGCGACTGTAACTTTAGCAAGCGTTGCAGTCTGATCCAGACCATCAAGGTCATCGATGTCGCACCAAACAGTAGCAGCAGTATGGACATCATTGTCCCTTCCTCCCTTGCGCCAGCGTGGAAGCACGCCGACATAAACGTCATTACCTTCGTCGCTCCATTGAACGCACGCTTCACCGATTCCGGTCCATTCATCGACCGTTCGTGGAAGCTCGTAGAAGCGCATCTGATTTCGTCCTTGATTCAAACATCGAATCTCGACGAAGCCGTCAGAGTACGGCTCAAACAGCCATGACAAAAATGTCACAGCCTGTGATACACGATTCATTTTTACCCCTTACAATCCTGCATGTCCAAACAGGTCCCAACACATTACCGTAACCAACCGATTCAGCCCATCGAGATCATCGAGATGTATGGTCTCGACTTCGCTCGAGGGAATGCTTTGAAGTACCTCCTCCGCGCTGGTTCTAAACCTAACGAAGAGAAGTCCGATGACTTACTTAAGGCCATCTGGTATCTCGTCTATGAGCTCGATGGCGTCGAACTCGCTGACGAAGTGAACGAGCATCTGCTAGCCTATTCCGCTCGCGATGCCTAGATACTGACAGGTCGCCTCGACTGCTTCCTCCCAGGAATACGCGACAGTCCACAGGTACGCATCACCGACAGTCTCGCGGAATGCAATCTGTCCTGGTGTTAACTTGTTCTTGCCGGCCTTCATCTCGATCCACATGCCGCAGTGCTGTCCCATCTGGACCGGGACAAAGATGTCCCACACGCCAGCCTTGAGGCCTTCGGACTTCATGCGGCCACCTGTGGCCTTGCTTCGGTATCCTCCATTCGGCACAGCGAATATTGTGTCCAGTCGCGGATGTCGTCCACCCATCACACGGGTCCAGTTGAAAAACGCGATTTGATGTTCCGATTCTGTCATAGGTCCATGCCCTCCAATGTCTCCAAGAGAATCTCAGCCTCCGGTAATACGCGGAGTTTCTCCAATGCTCGATGCTGAATCTGTCTGATGCGCTCGCGAGAGTATCCGACCAACAGTCCGACGTCCTCGAGTGAGCGGCCATCGATGAGTCCATCGAAGCCATAGCGCAACTTGATGCACGCGAGCTCGCGATCGGTGAGGTGTTCCATGACTTTGTACAGCTGCGTGTAGAGTGCTTCGCGGTTCATTGAATCGTCCGGCGCCGGTTCCTCGGATGCTGTGAAGTCAGCGAGCGTCATGCCATACATGTTCACTTCGTCCAGTGAACGAATCTGCGGCGCTTCGTTCGCCATGATCTCGCCCAGGTACTTCGCGTCGAGTGTCTCGATCTGTCGTCGCAAGTACTTCGGAAACTCATCGAGGCGCGACTGTATCCACACAAGGAGTTCCGGCATCGATGGCGCTTCACCGTGCTTAAGGACGTACGCCTGGCGCGAGATGCGGATGTGAGTGATCTTCGCAATGACGTGCGACGGTAGTCGGATCTCACGACCACGATTCTCCACTCCGCGACCAATAGCCTGTCGAATCCAGTTCGTGGCGTACGTCGAGAAGCGGTGACCCTTCGTCGGGTCATAGCGCTGGATAGCGTAATGGAGGCCCATCATGCCATCGGTCATCATGTCCTCGTGTTCGCAGCCACGTCCCTTGTAGCGTTTGGCAATCGCTGAGACCATCCGAATGTTGTGGCTCAACAACTCATCGACAGCTCGAAGTTTGTCGCGCTCGCTGCCACCTTGAACCATACGACCTAAGAAAAACTCCTCCTGAGCGAGGAGGAGTGCATCCGGGTCGGCGCGTCTGCTGGCCCTGTATTGTGACCAGGTGCGAATGGCCTCAGTCACGAGCTTGCATCGCCTGATGTGCACGGTGATCTGGACTGTTCGGTGTGTTCCAGTCGCTGGCCATTGCACACGCTGTCCACACGCACATCACGACCAGCACAAAGCCACCGAGTGTCTGGATGCGTCGCTGTGTCTGCTTGCGGCGCTCGCGCTTGAGTTGACGCTGTGAACAGATGCCACAGATGCGATGTCCACGGCCATAAGGCACGACGTTCGGGCGGTTGCATTCGATGCATGAGAGTTTGATGTCCATTGTTCTAGTCCTATTCTGTCTATTCGGGGAGATTCTGGCCTGTGCGCTTGCACAGGATCCACAGCTGCACTTCGTATTCACTGCGACCGATTGCATCGGCGATTCGCTTGACGGTCGACTGTCTCACAGCATGAGCGCCGGAGAGCATTCGGCACACTGCCGATTTGTGGATGCCGAGTTTCTCAGCGATATCCACCTGTGTATGTCCGTAAATCATGTCATCGTTATACACACAGTTGACACGCTATGTCAACCCGTGCTAGGATGTTCGTGTGATTGGACATCACAACGAAGGACAGGATTATGAAGATATCAGCAATCGGAACGGTGAAGTGGTTCATCGAGCAGGGTTTGACGATTCAGCTTAGCAGCCCTTCAGGACTGCATGACATCGATCTCGACGAAGCCATTGACGCCATCGAAGAATGTGAAGACGATGATATTCGCATCGAGGATGACGTCATCATCTTCGGCATGGGCGACGTTTGCATCAAAGCAAGAAACTAAAGGGGGACAGGATGACACAGGAACGGGTTGACTTGACGTGGAGGTGCGGCCATACCGCGCACATCATGGTCGGATATACGCAGAGCGACCTCAAATACAAAATGGCCATGATGACGTCGACGCTTCAGATCTGCGCCGCGTGCGAGAACAAAGTCGCCATTGAGCGCGCATGGTCGCTGACACAGAGACTGCTCGAGCCGAATCCGATTGTTATGACCGGGTCGGAGAAACAGATCGAGTGGGCTAGGTCCATTCGCACCACGAAGTACGAAGCGCTTGCACACGTCCTTGACTGTCTGCGCGAAGCGTACAAAACACGCCAGGACGAATGGCCAGCCATCGCACGGGCAATCAGTCCAGTCGTCAATGATGTCAGCATCTGGCGGTCATATACGCAGTCAGGCGCCATCATCGACAGACGCAACATCAACTGGACCGGCGCGTTTACAAATGCACTCAGTCGGGCAGGATTATACATAGGGGGTTTGAAATGACAATGTCGGAAACAATAGGCGCCATCGCGCCAGCGCTGGTCAAGGCACAGGCTGAGATCAGGCCAATCACGAAGGATTCCACGAATCCAGCGTTTCGCTCAAAGTACACATCGCTCGATGCCATCATGGAGGTCGTTCGACCAGTGATGGCGAAACATGGTCTGTTCGTCGTTCAGTCGGTGCTGGACACCATCGACGGCGAGCACAGCACCAGCATCACGGTCGAGAGTCGCGTGATTCACAGCTCAGGCGAGTGGATCGCCGGCGTCGTTCAGGTTCCTGTGATGCAACAGACATCGCATGGCTTCGGCAGCGCACTGTCGTATGGTCGACGCTACAGTCTCAGCGCACTGTTGTCGCTCGCATCTGATGAGGATGACGATGGCAATGGCGCGATAGGCCAGCAACAGGCACGGCCACAGATCAAACCAGGACCGCCACCACAGACCACACTGAAGAAGCTCGCACCAACACCGAAGCCGATACCGGGATATCACAATGGTTCACACTTTGTCCTGGGAGAAGAGGAGCCGACAAACTGATGGAGATGCGAGGAAAGATAGGCAATGCGCCACAGCTGCTGAAGTACGCTATGCGTGCCATGAGTGACTCATATGGCGAAGGACTCGAAGTCATTGGATTTGTTGCCAGTAGACGATTCTTGAATGACATGAGCGAATACCTAAAGAGTGAAGACACGACCAGCCCGAACAACTTGTTCGGGCTTCCGCTCGAAGTTCATCCATCCGTTGGCATGCAGCCGATGGTCATGGCGTTCATAACTGAAGCGATGTCAGAAGACGAAGCGCGTCGCACGATGCATTTCTATGTGGACGACGAGGAGCCACAGTCTGAACCATTGCAAATCGAGGAGCCGAACGCATGACGAAACTAGTATGGATCACACCCGATGCCGAAAAGGTCATCGGGTATTGTGCTCGAGTCAGCAACCCAGCGAATCAGGACAATCCTGACGTCACGAGGTTATTGAGATACTGCGTCGGACACGGACACTGGAGCATCTTCGAGCAGGCGTCGATGTGCGTCGAGATAAAAACCACGCGTGCGATTGCAGCTCAGATTCTGCGACACAAGAGCTTCGCGTTCCAGGAGTTTTCTCAGCGGTACGCGACAGTGGTCGAGGACATCGATGTCCCAGAGATGCGCCTTGCTGGCGCTCACAATCGCCAATCCAGCCTACCTTTACCGAAGATAGAGGAACTAACCAAAGAGCAGCAAGACGCGCTGTATTTGGTCGCTTCTAGCATCGAGTTCTGCACCGACGTCTATCGCGATCTCATCGCGAATGGCATGGCTGCCGAGACTGCTCGCATGGTGTTGCCGATGTGCACTCCGACCACGATGTACATGAGCGGGACCATCCGCTCGTGGATACATTACGTGCAGCTGCGAACACGCCAGGACACGCAGCTCGAGCATCGCGACATCGCGCAGGGAATCCAGAACATCATGCTGGAACATCTGCCGATCATCATGGAGGCGCTGTCATGAAGTTCGGCGACCTCATGCCACATGCAGACCTTCCGACTGAGGCTGTTTACATGCAGGCGTGGGACGATGAAAACAAACCGAAGTATCGACAACTCGACCCATGCTTACACGAGTCTACTGTAATCACGAAAATCACTGACGCCATTGGACGCGACCATTATCGTCTTCGATGTACGTTTTGTGGAAATCTGGTCAAACCACTAAAGAAAGTCGATGCACTGAAAACGCTTGCTGGCGTAGTGCCACCTAATGATCACGTTTTATGCGATGCTATTTATGACAATCCATCGAACGAACGTCGTTTACAAAAGGTGCAATTTAATGCTGAATACAATCGACTATACGAGGTTTACAAGGAAAAACGATATTACGCGATACGTGAATATCGTCGGCGATACATGGACACAGCACGATGGAAGAAACTTCGTGCAGCTGTGTTCGAGCGTGATGGACACAGTTGTGTAGTATGCGGTTCGACTGAGTTTCTTGAGTGTCACCATAATACATACGATCGCTCCGGCGCAGAGGACATGGATGATCTGGTGACAGCCTGTAGATCATGTCACTTTGAACATCATGAAAAGATAAGGGAAAAACGAATATGGCTCGAAAACAATCGGACAATAAAGACATCACCGCTGGACCCGTTCGCGTAGCGGAGAAGCCTGAAGGACTTCTGTGGTTGCTCAAAGCGAGCGAGCACGAGATCCTCGAGCGCCTACACCAGGACGGTGCACTGATTTACATTCACCCCGCGCTCGATGGCGTAGTGTCTTATCGCATCGAAGAGAATCCAGCGCATGATCAAAAAGTGGTGCATGTCTGGCGCTAAATGTATATTGATGTCGCCGTTGCTCCCACAGCGGTGAACTGAACAACCAACCAAACAGGAGACCACTTGTCGCATGGCCCCGGATATCCGGACGAAGCCCATGAGACAGGTGGTCTTTTGGTTTGTCAGATCAGAAGTTCACGAAGCCGAAGCCGCCGAACTTACCGAACTCGCTCCAGTTCCTCTTTTTGGCATACAGCCCATCGCCATCACGCTCGACGGAGAGCTCGTCGCTTGGTTCCGGTGAGGTGTTGCCTTCGACCGTGTAGACACCCCACTCCTCGACCTTCGTGACGATTCCGATGTGCGCGATACGGGAGAGAGCTGAGAAGTAGAAAAGCGCCAGGTCTCCACGCCGTGGACGCTTCGTCGTGGTGGCGTCTCGAATGTGCTGGACCGGCAGCCACAGCCCGTTTGCCTTGAACCATCGGGACCAATCGGGACAATATGCAGAACGAGGAAAAGTCTCGTCGTACACGATGCCGAGCTGCGTGGCTGCTTGCTTGTGACGGAACCGAACGTGTGCCGCGCACCAGGGGGAACCAGCAGGGACCGGAGGTTTGCACGATGCCTGATACGCTTCGACTGCTTTGCCGCGATTCTCACCGACTTCCTGGACGCCGACATTTGCGATGGCCAGATCTGTCGAGAGCGATGCTATTGGTCGTACTTCCATGTTGTATACTCCTATTGTCCAACCGGTTTCTAGTTCCTAGTCCTAACACCTCGAGCACCCCTCTCGAGGTGTTTCCTTTTGTCAGTTGTAAAGTATTCCTTTACAACTCACAGGGATTCCTTGTGGGTTCAACTTGTAAGAAAACCTTACAAGTTCACCATTTTGTTGACTTCACCAAAAAGGTCAGGAGAACGTCTCCGCGTCGTCACTGCTGGACACGATTGTGATGCCTGTCGATGTGTGACTATAGATGATGTAGATGATTCCGAGGCGCCAGTAACACGCAATCTCATCAGACTGCACATTGCCTGTTACGACGTTAGAAGCAGCTGTGATCACGTTACCCATCGGGTCACGCTTGACCCTCTGAATGTTTGCTCCGCTCGTCCTAAAGAAGATGTACTCCATGCCATTCGGCGAGACGCAGACGGTCCCGTGTGACCCTGATCCGATTGTAGTTGCCACGCTGACTGTGTTCCCTTCATCGTCTGTCGTATAGCGCACGACGTTGTTGCCTGTCTTTGTATCGACGATGATGATGAGTGTCATCGCTCCACTGTGCTTCTGATACGCCAGGCTAAGACACTGCGCGTTCGTGATCGGCGTGCTGACCTTTTCCCAGTTGGTTCCGTTGTGTGCCCTGGCGTGATATAGGTCGACTCCGCCACCAGCTGTCACGACGCCGTACGTCGCCTGTTGCGCCGGGCTGACGTCCGCAGCCGTGCAGTTCCCAGACAGAGTTTCCTCGACAAACACAGCACGTTGACGCTTTGCGCTATACATCGGATTGACACCGACGCTGTTGGCGCCGATCAGGATTGAGTGATTCGCTTTGCCCAGGCCATATGGCAGCCCAGTCTGGTAATTTCCAAGCGCATCAAATGTCGAGTCTGTGCCCCTCGACGAAGAGTCGCTCGAGAGCTGGAGCGTCACTGTTCCGGATGTTGCCGGGTTCCCGGATGTATCGAAGACAATGCCATGCGCTGGACCACGAAGGATGGCGCCGAATGGCAGATACAGCGCACTGTCGGTTCCACCATTGACATCGAACGGGTCGTACAGATCAGGAATGAAATCGCCATTTATACTGTCGAACAGTGTCTGTGCTGTGATTGTGCCGACACCGATCTCGAAGCCATACGCAAAGTCGGTTCCCGATGTCGCGTTCGGTGTTGCGAGGATTCCACCGCCATACA